TGGTTCTGGTCGAGTCCAGCTCATGGGATCCTCCTAGTGTTTGGCGAGGCCGCGGCTGATGGCGTAGGCGACGACGCTGATGGTCGTGGCGAGCGTCGCGTAGCGCGGCGGCAGGTTGTTGGTTGCCGAGGCGGCGGTGGCGCCGACGGCGGTGAGGACGGTGACCCAGAACTCGGTGGTCTGCCACCCGGGCTTCGCGGGTGCGGCTTTCACGAGGACTATGGACACGGCGGGTTCCTCCTTGTAGAGGGCTTTGCGCAGCTGCGCGCGTTGGCGGCGGCTGAGCGTCGAGTGGATGTGGATGTTGATGGGAGGCTCTGTCATGGCTTGAACTTGGGGATGACGTGGACGCCGGCGAGGCCTGTGTGAGATCGTCGACGGGCGAGCGGGTGTCGGTGTTCCCACAGGCCGGGATGCTTCGTCTTCACGACCTGCGCGTCGCCGAACACGTCGGTGTAATGCACCTCGTAGTGGTCGGGCTTGGCCCACTTCTTCGCCTTCTTCGCCGGGGTGGGTACGAGCATCACGGCGACGGGTTCGAGGAAGACACTTGCATCCGTGTTACCGCTGATCCCGGCGATGTGGGCGACGCTCGTGTATTGGTGTGCGGATGCATCCTGGTCGCCGCCCTGGAGTGGGTGGCGCGTGCCGTCGTTCGGGCCGTACTCGGCGCGCCACCATGGGCAAGCCTTGATCGATGCGCTGGCGGAGCGGAGCGCGGGGATCGTGCTCGTGTTCCCGTAGAGGACGGGCCAATAGCCGAGCTCGGTTTTCAGGTGCGACACGAACGCGGCGGTCCATGCCTCGTCTTCGCCGGATTCGAGGTCGAGGCATGGCCGCAGCTGTCCCGCGCGGGGGTGGCCGACGACGCTGAGGAAGTGGTTTGCTTCGGCTATGGGGTCGCCGTGTTCAGCGAAGTGGTAGCCGCCTGCGACGATGCCGGCGGCGTGTGCTTCGGCGCGGCGCGTCAGGAATGTCGAGTCGACGAAGTCTGTGCCGTCGGTCGCTTTGAAGTAGGCGTGTGTGACGCCCGCGTTTTTGGCGGCGGCGTAGTTGTCGGCGCCGTTGTTGTTGCTCCGGTCGATCAGTAGCGGCATGCTGCTGCTCCTCTCGAGCTAGCCCTCAGAGGGGGTTTGGGTAGGATTTCTGCGGGGTCGTCGCCCTAGCCGGCGGCGGCCCTACGAGTCAGGGGTGAATGGGACCGTGATCGTCGTTGGGACTGTCACAGTCGTCGTGGCTTGGGGGAGAGTGATGGTTGTCGTCGGCCCCGTCACGGTCGTCGTAGGGCCGGGCACGTCCACGGGCACCGTCACGGTGACCGGGATGGGAGACACGCCGACTATGGCGCTCGTCACGCCGAAGACGGGGCGCGGCTCGCGGATGGTGACGCGGTGCGCAGGCACGACGATCCGCCGATGCGTCGTCTTCGAGCGGAACACGACGCGCGGCACCTGGACGATGAGGATGTGGTCGACGCGGCGGATCACTCGACCGCGAACGTGGACGGTCACGAGCCTCGTCCTGTGCAGGACGGTGGTGTGGCGGATGGTACGGGTGAGCGCGTCGACGCTGTGATGAGTGCCGAGATTGGCGACGGCCTGGGATAGGCCATGCCCGGCGTAGATCATCGACGCGGCGAAGATCACGAAGCCGACCCGGCGAGCGTGAAGATACCAGTGATAGAAGCGTGTGATCATGGAGGGCACGGGCCGATCACTTTGAGCGCCCGGATCGTGCGTTTCTGGCCGGTGATGCTGTTCTGGATCGTCTTCGCGGGCAGGCCGGGGATGCCCTGCGGGTGTTGCTTGAGGAACGCTTCGCTGTTCTCTATGCGAGTCTCGATGTCGTCGCGGAGTCGGCACACGCCGGTGTGCGTGCGCACGCCGAGCCTGACCGCTTTCTGGACCTGTCGGACGAGTTCCGTGTTCGCTTTCGCGAGCTTCGCCGCCTTTGCTGCGACGGCACGATTGTCATGCGACGTGTTCTGGTTGGCGTGGTAGAGGTAGAACACTACGACGACGAGGATGAGATACCCGATGACGCCGCGGTGCCGCACCCAGAACCGGTGAGTCACGAGCCTCCTAGGCAGGCTAATTTCCCCCTTTCTGGATGATCGGGACGAGGCCGATCATCGCGCCGGCCGCAGCGACGATTAGCGGGTCGGCGGGTCGGCCGCTGAGGCTGCCAGCGGTTTCGGCGATGAGCATCGCGACGCCGAGGATGAGCAGCACGCCGTCGCGGCTTTTCGCGACCCATCCACGCTGGTCGTCTTGTTGCGCCCCCTGCCCTGGGTCCTTGGTCATTCATCGACCCTGCCTACGGTCATGTCCCGTCGCTGATCCATTGGGCGCCGAAGAACGCGGCGGCGCTGTCGAATATGCCGGCGCTCGCCGTGCCGAGCAGGTTCAAGGCGGCGCCTGATGTCTGGATGGTGAGCAGGCGGGCGGTATCGACGCCGGCGGTGACCTTGTAGGTGCCCGAGACGTTCAGGGTTGAGTTCGTCGCGGCGAGGGGGGCGGGGTCGGTGTAAACGGCGATTTCCACGCCGGGGTTCACCATCTCGATTCCGAGGCTGCGGCGGCCGGTGTTGTTCGGCGCGTATTCGCGTGCGCCCCAGAAGAAGTAGACGCCGGACGTGTTGATCGTGATGATGCTCGGCGCGCCGACGTTGTCGTGCATGGAGTCGGTGTCGTAGATGTCGGCGAGCGTGAAGTTGCAGGCGGTGTTCGTGGCGGTGGCGATGGATTGGGTGCCGCCGACGGTGGCGAGACACCCGGGCGGCGAGTGAACGAAGTTCGTGTTGTCGCGGACGTTCGTGTTCATCTGCGCGGCCGTGAGGACGTTGCCGGTCGTGAATGTGATCGGGCTCGTCCACGCCATCAGACGGGCTCCTCGCAGATGCCGTGCTCGACGTTCTCGACCAGGAGATGCTCCACCGATTCTCCGATCACCCAGTTCTGATGCGCGATGGGACGCGGATGCAGAAGCCGTTCGATTTCTCGGCGGCGAGCCGGCCACAGGAGTTGGTAGACGCTGCCACATTCGGCGCATTGCCATGTCTTCTGCTCCGGCGTGACCTGGTCGGCGCTTCTGCACTCACAGTCCGCGACCCACCGGCCGCGATTCGCGTAGACTCGGGATACAGACGGAAGCCCGCGCTGCAACGCGAGCAGAGGATGAGACCGGGCGTGCACTAGAAGCCGAGCACTCCCGTGCCGAGCTTGCCCTTGGAGGCGTCGCCGAGGATGAACCAGTTCGCGGTGATCGTGTTCGTCCTCGGCGTCAATCCATAGGTGATCGTCCATTGGGTGCCGTCGAAGTTATGGTCGATCCGTTCGATGAACGAGTCTTGGCTGATCACGTTTCCTGATGGAGGCCGGCGGATCACGGTGCAGCTGTGCACGCCGAAGTCGTGGATCTGCATCAAGGCGTTCCATGCGGCGATGCTGGTGAAGACGGGCCGGATCGTGACCTGGTCGATCCGAAGCCGCGCGTCTTTCTGCTGCAGCACCATGAATGCCGCCTCGTCGGCGCCTTCGTTCGGCAACGCGGCGAGCGTGGACAGGTTCCCGAACCGCGGCCCGTAGGTGGCGATCGATGTGGCGTCGCTATAGGTGTAGACGCGGCCTTCGGCGTCGGTGATTGTCATGCCGTTCAGGAGCAGCGAGTCGTCCATCGTGGGGGCGATGTCGCCCTCATACTCCACTTCGCTGCCGCCGCCGTCGCCGAATGTGATCGTCGTCGCGCCGCTCTGCTTCGGCCGCTTGTACCGATCCCAGAACTGGAGCAGGCCCTGGCTCGACGTGAAAAGCAAGCCGGCTTCGGTGTCCTCGGCGCACTGCTGCATGATGTCGAGCGCGGCGGCGACCTGGCCGGGGTTCGATGGGTCATCGACTGGCGGCGCGCACAGACTATTCCCGGTATCTCCGGTGAGCCAACCCGTGGAGAATCCGCAGTCGGAAAGGATCGCGTCGATCACCGAACTCGAAACGGCGGGGCCGATGCTGGTTCGCAGCGGCCAGTTCTGCAAGGCGAGCGGCGTGAATAGCTCGGACGCGGTGATCACCATCCGTTCGCCGAACACGTCGTCGTATTGTGGCGCGAAGCTGGTGATGTAGCCGCTCCAGATCCAAGTGGCCGCGGTGAACGCGAATAGGCTGATGTGGTTGCCGACGCCGAGGTGCGGGTAGAACGGAGAGCCGGTGTAGGTGGGGTCGAGCCAGCCGGCGTGGTTGTCGAACTCGATCGTGAGGGTGCCAGCGTCGAAGTGGCCTTGCGCGTTTGAGCGTCCGCGATGGGTGGAGAATGAGATCAGGCTGTCGCCCGACTCGATCACGTCGATACGCGGCAGGGTGGTAGAGCCTGTGCGGCTGAGGTCGGTCGCGCTCAGCGGCGCGCTGGTCACGTCGAGGAATACCTGGACATCGGGGAAAGCGACGACGGTCAGGGCCGCAACCCTGCCGCTGTCTTGAAAGCATTTCCGCCCTGCTGGCGAAGCAGATCGACGATCGCCTTCTGCACGAGGCGCTGGAAGTCTTGTGCGGTTCCGATCATGAAGCCCTGCGGCATCTGCACGATGATCGTCGGCCCCCACCCGCCGCCAGTCTTATGGGTCGGCAGGATCGTCTCGCCGCCCGCCGCCATGATCGGCCTATGCACGCCACGCGGCCCGGGCACGATGCCGCCCTGGTCATACCAGTT